CATTAGCATCGGCCGCATCAGTTAACTGCATATTTATGACCGCATTCGTTCCATCGCGATTGTATTGTGTGTATTGATTTAAAGTCCCATCTTTTGTCCAAGTAGCAGGCAATAAGGGGAATCCATTATAAACATTTTCACTCGCAGAAGATAAATATGTTGATTGAATCTTTTTAATTGCAGGAAGTCCAGAATATACAGTACCCGATAATTTTTGCAGCCCTTCTCCTGGGGCCGTTGCACTTTCAATTTTTAAGTCATATAATGAAAGATTGTCAACCGCTGAAGTTCCGAAATAGTTTTGAGTAGTGTCAGCAACCCCACTATATAAATAAACTCTTGTTGGAATATTAATTGGAGCGGCAGCCGTTCCAGCCGCATCTTCGTCAGTGTTATATTCGTCTATCGATATAAAGTGAAATTGATGTTGCCAATAAGTACATCTCATTCCAAAACTTTTGCAGATATATTCTAAAACTGTATAGCAGTCTGGCGGCGTCACATATCCATCCGAATCCAGCTTATGCATATTGTTTAGTTTGATTCTACTATAAGCAAGGGGATCTTTGTCTGCAGCAGGGGCAGGATGATCTTCATTGTAATAATTGACCGCAGTTTGAATCTTATAATTTTCTAAGAAAGTTGTTCCCCCAGTATCATCAGCAGCAAGTACCATTCCAGTCTGATAAACAAGGTCGGCAAGCCAACTATGCGTTGTTCCCGCTCCAATCACTTGATTATAACTTGAACTATAGAAGGTATCTCCTGGCACATAAGGGAATGAAGGCGTTGCTCCAGTGTCAAGATTTGTTTCTCTAATATAGGGGATTTGTTTTAATCCAGCCAAGCCATCAATAGCCGTCAGACTAACCGAATAAGGATAAGATACATCTTGCTCATCTTTTAGATCAAGAATCATATATCCGCACCAAGTCAATATTTCGTCTGTTTTACTTCTTACAGTTATCCAAACATCTTTTTCTTCGTAGGTCGAAGATAAGGAAGCAATAAAGTTTTTATCATCATCGTTTTGAACTAAGAAATCAATAGTACATTGAGAAGTTAATATATGCGTATTTTTACTTTTTTCATTTGGAGATTCATATCGTATTTCAACGCCCCCCTCTCCGAATATCATTTCCTCCGTATCTCCAATTCCAGTGTAAAGAATATCAATATCGTATCTTGTACCATTTGAAGATTTTACAACCCCTTGTCTAATTGAATCAAGTCCATAATTTGCTCTTGCCATTATACTGTTCTAAATCTATTAGTTCTTGTTTTAGCGTTACTTAAATATATATCATTTCCAACTAATCTTCCCACAACTTCAATTTTATTGGAGGATCCTGATTCCATCATTCCGTTAAGTTTATCCAAAGGAATAACTGCTTCGGGCCCCGCCTCTCCGATTAAAGCAGCGGTCGGGCTTGTAACTATACCCCCTTCGGCAAGTTGAACATTCATTATTGAAGCTAGATTCCCCTTCATATTTGCAATTGTAAAGGCAGCCTTTCCTTTTCCCATTATTGCCTGAATTAAAGTCATGACCGCTAATTGGATTAATAACTGCCTTATCGCCTTCTTGATGCTATCAATAAAGACTTTGAAAAAACTTTCTTGCGAATCCAAAGCGCTATTTAAAGAGTTGACTAATATTTCTCCAAACATTTCAGTTCCCGCATTCAATAATTTTTGAGCGGAAGTTAATTTTTGCGTCCAAACAACCATCCCATCAAACTGATCATTCGCATCACTCATTCCATAAACAAAGTCACCTAAAGTAACAACATTATCGTGAATTGCTTCGCTCATATTTTCAAATGATTTTGTTGTTTTGTCAATATTAGTAGTGTCACCTAAAGGGCTTGTCGGGGTATGCGTTGGAACATTTGATCCGAGAGGGGTACTAATTATCGGCGTTTTCTTTTGTAATGTTTCAAGCTCCTTATTTAAAAATTCAGAAAGTTCCAATAAGTTCTCTAATTCATTAGTGTTAATTTTATCTTGTATTTCGGACTTTAATCCAGTAAAGGCGCCTAAAGCATTTGTTAATGGGCCACCTATAGCAAATAAAGTATTTAAAGATAAGTCTGTTGTGCCCATCTCCATTTGCGTTTTAACATCAATAATAGCACCAGAAACCTGATCGATTCGAGTTTTATAAGCGTCTATCATCGCAAGGTCTAAAAGGCTAGCTTTTAAATTATCGCTTGACTTAGTAAGTCCTTCAACGCTCATTGTAGTTTCATCAACTTGATTGTAATAGCCTGGATAAGTTCGTTGTAATTCTGCTAAGATATTCTTTTGCTCTTCGATATTATCTCCAGCATCTGCATACGCTTTTGTTAATCGATCGATATTGTTAATGTCAGTTATTATACTCTTTTGAGCATTTGCATTAATATCGGCTAGCTCTCCTTGAACATCAGATTGAGCATTCAAAGCCGTAACTAAGTCATAGACGGCATAAGTAACAGTTGCAATAACCGCAGCAAGTAGAACATAAGGATTTGTAGATAAGAACATGCTTAAAGCTTTAAAGGCTCCGATTAATCCAGAAACGCCAAGGGCCATTTGTCCGACAATCATTAAGACTGGCCCGATTGCAGCAACAATAAGTCCAAACTTGACAATCATATCTTTTTGAGAATTACTAAGCATATCAAATCTAACAACTAAAACTTTTATCCATTCAACAAACTTTTTAATATGCGGAACTAATCTTTCTCCAATTTGTTCACTCAAATCCGAAAGCTCGTTTTGTAATTGTTGTATTGGCCCCATTCCCGCAAGGGCAGCAGCTTCGGCCGATCCTCCATATTGGCGTTCTAGCTCTTCCAATATCATTGTTTGAGCTTCTGCAAGTCTATTTGTTTCGGCTAAGTCTTTTATAGTTTCTTTCTGTTCTTCTGAAAATTGGATCCCCGCCCTACTTAAAGCCGAAAGGTTAGCAACTGGATCATTCAAAGCTTTTCCAAGCATGATAGAGGCACTTTTTAAGTCGCCGTCAAGTCTTGTCGCTAAGTCTAAAGCCATGACTTGCGTTCGATCAAATTGTTCTCCCGCTATATTTGTAAAGGTTAAAAGTTGGGCAGTGGCAAATTGTAGTATTTCTTCATCTCCAAAAATTGTTTTCTTTTGAAGGTCGGCAGCCATATTTTGAAGTTCCTGAGATGTTCTATTGGCAGCATGACCAGTTGACTTAAGTCCAGCCTCAACTTGAGCAATAGCCTTTTGTTGTTTGTCAAAAGCTTTAACAGAAGCAACCCCCAAAGCGGCTAAAGGCAAAGTGAAAGAAGTTGTCATATTCCTTCCAGCCTTTTGCATATTTCGGCCGAATCTATTAAGATTCTTTTGAGCCTTGTTCATCGCTCTCTCGAAATTAGTTAAATTCGCAGAGAAATTAAATGTCAATAGACCAACTGCCTTACTCGCCATCTTTCTTTAGTTTTTCATAGTTATCAATAGCCCTCATATATTCAGCTCTATCTTTCAATTCTTGTAATTCTTTTTTATCCATTTCTGTTCTTTCCCAGTCAAAAGTCATCAAATCTTTTGGTTTCAATCTTTTACCTTTTCCAAGATGAATGTTTAATAATAAACAAGTGCTCCATCTTGTTCTTTCCCAATGTTGTTTTTCCCTCATGTTTTCAAGCTCATAAAAGCCTTCAACTTTATTCCAGAACTCTATTGGCAGCATGTCATAAAATTCATCCACTTGCATTCCTAAATGACCGAAAGCAATTGTTTCTAATTTTTGCCAAGTCAGTTCTTTTTCACTTTCTTGGCTTTTCCCTTTCCCGCCGTATCAGCCCCCATTGACTTTGATAAAACATCGAAAGCTTTTTCCATACAATCCATGTTCCCATCAAACATATCGGTTACATCATCAATGCTTAATTCAAACTTTTGTTTCGCAGCTCTATGACCATCTTCAATTCCGCAATATATCAATGTAAAGGCGTCATTGAAAGTCATTTTACCCGAAGCTAATTTATTCAAGTCATTCATTGTTGCTCCAGTTTTGATGCTATATTTCCTTAAAGCGTTAAAACCAAAACGCAGAGGAAGCTTGTTACTACCGATTTCAATAATTTCGTATTTCATTTTCTAAAGTTTTTCTTCTTTTCTGTATTAAAAGAAACCCGCCCCGATACCCAGAAAAGAAAACATCAGGGCAGGCTCTTAATCTTTATTTATCTATGATGCAATAGTTTGCGTCAAAGCTCCAGTTCCTTGGAAACTCGCCGAGAAAGTACTGCTGTCCTCAAGTGGCGAATTTAAACTCGCTGAGGTCATCCATATATCTCCAGTGTATTTAGTATCTCCCGCTGTCGTAGTTGTAACCCCAAAAGTTATAGATGCCTTTGCTCTTGTTTCAATCAGTGTGGAGAACAATTCACTTAAAGTTAATCCTCCAATTGCAGATCCAGAAGCATCAAGCCACGCATACATTGCGTCAACCGATACATCCCAAGACCTTAATCCTTCCATCGATTCATCCCATCCCGCCGATTCCTTATTGGTAATCGTTCTTGGGGAATGATTAATATTGATAGTTCCGCTTGTTGCGTACGCTATCAAGGTGGCAGATCCTCCCGATGGTGTTATGTAAACCTTCAGATCCGTTCCATTTAAAATTCCATTTGCCATTGTTTTATTTATTTAAAATTTATAATTCTTGCTTCTTTTTTGAAGCTTTATTTTTTTTTATTTTCTTTTCCTCTCCATAGCCATTTTCCAAAAACCAATCGATTCCTTCTGCTGTAGTTGGAATCTTTATTCCAGCTTTTAAAAGTTTGCCATTTCTATCATAATCTTTCTTTAATTCAAATTCATATATCTTGCTCTCTGAATTAAAGTATTTTTTATATTTATCTTCCATTTCTTTTTTTTATTCTTCTTCAATCCAACCATTATCTGGATTGTTGATAATTTCAATTATTTCATCATGAGAATATTGAGTTTCTCCAACTAAGAAATCAGGCGTTTCGCCAACAAACTTAACAATAGTTTTGGATCCGTCAAGATTATATCTTAAAGTCTTAGCCGATGTTTCCAACACTTTCTTGAAGTCAATCGCCTCAACATACTCTTTTGTTACTATAATATATTTTTTTTCCATTTTTTATCCTTCTGGAACATCAGCAACGAAATCAGCTGAACTTCCATTTGTTAAAGTTCCATTATTACTATTTGAACTATCATCTGGAATTGTTGGATAAGTTGCTCCATCCCCCATTTTCCACCATCCTATTAATCTTGAGTTATCTCCTAAAGTTGCAGGATAGCCACTATTATAAATATCTGTCACATCAGAAGCACTTAAAGCCGCATTAAATACAGAAACTTCATCAATATTTCCAAGATAATAATTTGAAGTTAAGTTCCATCCTATTCCCGCAGCGCTAAAAGTTCCCGTCAAAGTATTTAAAGAAGATGTTGTATCTTTCAAAGTTCCGTCTAAATATATTTTTATTTCATTTGCCGAAGTGCTCCATGTTCCGACTAAATGATGCCAATTGCCGTCATTTTCGATTGAATCAGTAATTGTTGCAATTGTTGCAGATCCTCCGCCGTTATATCCGAATCTTATTTCATCAGAAGAAGCATGATAAAATAAATGTATTAAATTGCTCCCATCTACCTGAACTCGAAAAAAGTTTCCAGAAGAAGCCATATTTCCCAGTTTTACCCATAAAGAAATTGATCCAGCAGCAGATGAAATTGTCGATGCAGCAGAATCAATGTCAACATAATCATCAACCCCATCAAACTCAGTAGAATATATATTGTTCAATGAATTTGTTATTCTCATTGTGAAACCTAAAGATTTGCGATATATACCATCGGCACCACTATCATCATCGAAGATGTCATCATATCCATCGAAATTTATAGATTGAACATCTACGCCATAATAATTTCCTGATTTCCTATCAAGGGCCGTTCTTATATAGTTTGCAAGTTTTGAAGCGGTATTATAATCTTCGGCATATCCCGATATCATCACTTTGATTTCATCAAGAGGGGCTGTTGTATCTTTAACATCATCAGGCGAATCACTTGCAACATCATAAACAATGAAAGGAAAAGCCGATGTTTGGGACATAACATTCGGGGATATTCGTGTCCCTACTGTTTGCGAAACGGCATTGTCATTCTTTAAAATATTATATATTGCTCTTCCTACTTCCATCAGTATGCTAATCTTCCGTATTTTTTCATCTTTCTCTCGTGACTTTTCATAATTTTAGCAAATATTTTTTCAGCATCTTTGAATCCATTTGTCAAGACGCTTTGATTTGCTCGTGCCCAGGCTCGATGCATAAATCTATTCCCCTTACTTTTAAATTTTCCATAGTGCATAACCTCATCACCATATTCAACCCAAGCTCCAAAATAACCCCCTCTCGGCCCTTTGAATTTCCCTTTTACTCTTGGGCCTACATATCCACCCATATATTGTTTTGAAGCCTTTGTTCTAAAAAAACCAATCGATTCTTTCAATGTTCCTTTTTTAATAAATAGGCCGCCATCTTCTTTAGCTATATCAGCATTTCTTAAACTACTAACCAATCCTTGACTTGGATAGGGAATATCTTTTTTTGCAATAGGAGCTTCTTCTTTCGCAGCTCTTACCAGCGGCTTTGTATTTTCTCTCCAAAACTTGGCCCAAATAGAATCTTCCTCGACTTGTCGGGGAACTTGCCTGAACATTTCCCGAATCTCTTTCATTCCTTCCATCTTCATTGTGACTTGATCACTCATTATCTATTATCTTTTAATTTTGTTTCTAATTCCAAAAATTGTTCCCTTCCATCAACTTCTTTGATTCCATTAATATAATAGTATTTAGAATCATAAAGGATTCTATATGTCCCTAATAT